TGTAGCATCAGCATTATCGTCTATACCTTGAGATGTAAAAGCACCACTAACAGTAAGGTTATCACTCATAGTAACTGCACTATCAAAGCTACCACCATTAGTCTTGCTTACTGTATCTGCCACTGAGAATACGTCATACACAACAATGACAATCAAGTCATCAACACTAGCACCTTGTGCCAATACAACAGACGTACCACTGGTACTTGTATAGTCTGCACTACCTAGCAATACACCATTCTGAAATACATCTATGTAGTTTGTATCAACATAAGATAGAGTAACACCCTCGCTACTTGCACCAGTAAATGTAGTCTGACTAGCAGTAGCAGTATAGGTATGTACTCGTCTTACTCCGTTGCTTGGACTTGTTCCTATGTATGGCATAGTTTGTTCCTACTCAATTTTGTTTGCATCATCTCTTTGTTTCCGTGTCTTGTAGTCACTTCTTGCAGTTACA